CTTGTGCATGGACAACTGTAGAACAGAATACAACTGTCTTTCTGTCTCCCGCTTTTTCTTTCCATTCATCTACGATCTTTTCGTTGATGGCTCGTTTGTTCATAATACGTTCAACTTCGCCCATGTCAAAATCTGACACGGTTCTGCGAACATTTTGTAGATCATCTCTAACACCTACATCAATTACATATGTCTTAGGCGGTACAAGAAAACCCTCACGGATAAGTGTTCCTATCTCAATCTGATGCGAACAATTATTGAATACAGTCTTTAAACCTTTTTTGTCTCCACGATTAGGAGTAGCTGTAAATCCAACTATTTCTACAGAATTGTTCGCTTCTCTAACTCTGTTAATAATTCTTTGATATGTATCTGCTATTGCATGGTGACTTTCATCAATCACAACCATGTCAACAGGCTTCATGTTATCCAAATTGTTCGGTCTTGAAAGCGTCTGCACCATACTAAATATGGTTTGCCCAGACCAATCTTTTTCTGATCCATCAACTATACTTGTGGATATGTTTGGATTAACACGGGAAAATTTCTGTGCATTCTGTCGTACAAGCTCATCTCTGTGTTGTATGACTAATATTCTATCGCCTTTTTTATATCTCTTGCCTACTAATGCAGACAACATAATAGTTTTACCCGCTCCCGTTGGAGCGACAACGATAGTGTTTTTGTGTTTATCAAGAGCAATAGACGCATCGTTTACGGCTATTTCTTGGTACGGTCTTAGTATCATAATTCCCTCATTGCTAGATGATGAAAGGGTAGCTTTACGGCACTCGTGCTACCCAAACGAGTTCTAGCAGACGAAGGTCAGTCTTGCCGCTAGATATTCGCAAAAACCTATTTGTTAGCCCAAGATGGAGTTACACCATTTTGAGGCTGTTGCACTTGCGGTTGAGGTTGCACTTTAACCGTGACAGGTGCTGGTGCATTTGCACCACCTATATACCCATCTTGATTAACGGTTACAGGTGCAAGCATTTTATTCTTGTCATCATAACCATTAGTACCTTTCTCAACTGCAATCTTCATGCAAATCTCCATGCCATTGATTGATTCAAGACTTGGTATCTGCCTCATTGAATTTGCCTCTTGGGATACATCACTAGGATTTAAACCTTTAGCACTGTCGATAATACCTCTGACAGTTTTTAATCCGATCTCTCGTGATATTGATACACCGTTTTGATTTTTCTTATCACCATCAAAGAAAACATTATGCCAAACTTTACGTTTGTCATACTCGCCACCAATTATGGTAAACTCTAATTCAGCCCACTTTGCAGACGTTGTAGCTGATTGCCTAAAGATAGCATCTAATGCTATATCAGGTATCCTTACACCATCCATCTGTGGCTTGATATAAAGTATTGCACGAGCAATAGTTCCATGTGGTATTAAAGAAAAGTCATTACCCTCATCAGGGGTCACATTATTTAAGTCAAGCATTATTAGTTACTCCTTCGTTGCTAGACGTTGGTTGTTTGGCTGGATCAATAAATGTAAGCTCTCTCTCAGCTTGCTTTTGTCCACCACTCATTTTTGTCAGTAGTTTGCCTAAGTGTGGCTCCTCCAACACATCGAGTTTGCCCGATCTATCTTTTGCTGGATACCCCCACTCGTTTAACGTCTGACATACAAAAGCACGATATGTGCCTGTGTTCTCGTCACCTGTCATTACTGCCATTGTTATAACTTCATCAACAATTCCTGGTAGTTCACGACCTGTCTTTGCGCCCTCTATCTGTAGTTCAAATAGCTTGCGACCATAATCATCAACCTTTTCGTCAAGAATGCCAACAAAAATTACATTCTTTTCACGAATATGTTGTAGGTGCGTTAGCCATGACATCATCTCACGACCTTGCATACCATAAACAGCACGAGTATCTATTGTACCGTTTCTAGTCCTATTTTCGGGTTGACCCATGCAATGCTGAAAACATAATCTACCAGCCACAGTAATACTGTCGATAAATATAGTATCATACTTCTTCATCATTTCGGATGGATCGCCATATTGTTGCACCACATAATCATAATGCACTTGGCTATAAGATTGATCGTCAGTTAATGATGGATTACCACCACCTAAAAAACATGCAAAGTCACGACATTCAGCCCATGTCTTAGGACGGATAACGTCAATGGGCCACCCTTCGATAGCTGCGTCACCTGCCTCTAAGTCCATGAACAATGTAGTGTCTGCATCTAAAGTCCGAGCAAGAGTAGTCTTACCCACTCCGCTCTGACCACACACAACAATCTTATGACCTTTCTTCTCAGCCATACGCTGTTCGGCTGTAATAATATTCAATGCCATTACTCTACCTCTTCCAATTTAAATGTTACACCCGCCAAGTCCACAGTCCTATGTGGTTCAAGAAGAGCTTTTATGGCTGGAGGAGCAGACGTATACTTTCTTTCTTCTACAGTAACACTTACCTTACCGTAGTGCCTTGCATCCTCTGCATCCATTTCATTATCAAGTGTAGTCATTAGACCAGTTTGATCCCACTCTACTTTCTTTCTGAATGTAGCATTAAGTTTAATATTATTTGCTATCATAAAACTAGTAGAACCAAAGTCCTTACCAGCTTCTCTAAGTTTGTCACGAGCAGTATTACCATACTTGTGTTCAAATACCTCGTTGATAGTCTGCAAGTCTTTCTTCAAAGACTCCATCTCTTTCTCAAGAGACTTTCGAGATTTGATGAGCTGTTGGTCATCCATCTCAAAATATTCTACGAATGATGTCATAATTGACCTCCTTTTGTTTACGCTAGAACTTCATATATAGCACTAGTTACAACAATGTCAATACCTAAACTATCTTTTTTCCATTTTTTACTTGAAATATAAATATTTATTGTTATGTAATAGTATGTAATTATACTTATTATTACTTACAAGGAGGCAAAAATGATGAAGTATAGAAAACCTAAAATAAGAAAGCATTTGGTCGAAGAGCCAAATAAAACTTGGGATGAAGTCTCAAAAAAAATTATTGAAGAAGCTGAAAATGGAGTGATTACTATTCCAGAAGCTAGAGAAAAACTAAGTAAATCTTTTAAAAAAGAATGGTTAGATCCAGATGGAGATGCTTGGGGTGCTTTTGTTGAGTTAGATGAAATGAAAGAAAAAGTAAAATTTAAATCATTAAACGTACACGGAAATGTTTACGATGACTTTATTAAAATTTCAAGAGAAGACGGTAGATCAATTGCATCAACTGTAGCCTTGATTACTAAAGATTATCGTTATGCAAGACGAGAAAAAAGAAAAATAAATTATCAACTTCAAGAGTTGCAAGATTTAAAAATGAAAAAAATATTTGGAGGGAAAGATGAGGGATGATAGCCAATCAGGATCAAAGGAATTAAGTCATAAAGTAACTTGTTATAACTGTCAGAGAGAATCTAAACCTCAAACTAAAATATTTTATGGCACTAAACCTAACGAAAGGTATAATGGTAATTTGCCTGTTAGAAAAGAAACTCCTAGAAGAACTTCAGATGGCAAAATATTTTATGAAACCGAATGTTATACTAAAAAATATGTTATGAAATTTGGTAACTTTTGTTCCGTAAAATGTGGATTAATATGGGCTAATAATGAAATAGAACGTAAGAGAAATTTCAAGAATGGCGCAGGTAGTTCCTTATCAAATGATAATATGAGTAAACTAGAGATACTTGCTAATAGAATGAAAAGTTTTAGTAAGAACGATTTAAAAAATAAACGTAATTAGCGTTTAGGTTTAAAAGATAGATGAATGTCTATACCATGTATAGCTTTCATCATCTTTTTTTTTAGTTTAAACTCAGGCGTAAGAACGCCTTTAGCATCTTCTACGATGAATCTGGACGATCCATCTTCTTCTGATAATAAATATGTAAAGTCAGCAATATAATCACATATCTTTTGATCGTTTACTTTTAATTCATACTTAACTTGTCTGTCTAATTGGTCAACTACACCAGCTCTTTCCATAGCTTTTAACTGACCCCATCGCTCTGCTTCCCATCTAGAATCAAACTTTAGACCCATAGCCACAGTTTTTTTTGCGAAATACTTGTTGGGTTTCCCAACTTTTCGGGTTATAATTCGTTTATTATTGTAATACATGGGAGTTATTGTAATGGCAGATCCAAAAAAATTCAAGTCCATTGGTATAGATACTGATACTTATCATAAACTAAAACGTATATGTGACGATGAAAGACGTAATGTACGACAGCAAATTAGTATATGGGTCGATAAAGATTACTCAAATAGATTTAAAGAAGATGATAATGTTACTCGTTTAGGTTTAGGAACACTTAATAATTAAGCGACTTGTTCTTTAATACCTATAGCTTCCATTCTTTTGATTAAACGATTTGCACGGTTCGTGACTTGCTTGTGCCATCTCGAATCTTCCATTTGCACGGCACATTCGAGCCAGTCTTCATCAGCTATGGCTGCACAAAATTTCTTAAATTTGGATAAACGAGGACGACCCATATTGAACATCATGTTAGCACAGATTTTTTGCACCTCTTCTGGCAGATCATCAAAAGTATGAAATAACTTTTTGCATTCTGATATTGTTGTCTCTACGTCTTTAGCAAAGCATTCATTGACTCGCTCTTCTGATACTGGTGTGCCTACTGGCTTTTCATATTCTTCATCCCACTCAGTAATTAAATGTCCAATTCCATGCGTAGGTAGTCCTAAATGATCTAAGTATACTTCGTACTTGCAACCCTCATCTTCTTTTAATTCTTCTCTTAACTCATCTATGTTCATGGTGTTTGCCTTGCTGCTATTGCTTGATTTATAGGGCTTAAACCTAATAATTGTCCTGTGCCTGGTGAATTTACGTTGATTGCTCCTAATCCTGTATTAGCTGCGGGTGGAGTTACGT